TGCTGGGCGACCAGCCTTCAGCTATCAACCTAATCTCACGCGATGAGATGCAGGATATGCGGTTTAAGGGTGATGACGTAGGCGGCAAGCCGATGTACTACGCGCACATAGCAGGTGAGCTTGAGCTTTACCCAACACCTGACGCTACGTATGACGTAGAGCTGCTGTACTACGCTAAGCCTGACGCACTGAGCGACAGTAACACCACCAACGTAGTGCTAGATAACTGGCCTGAGCTTTACCTATACGGCTCGCTGGTTCATGCTGCAAACTACCTCAGAGACCCAGAGCGGTCTGCTGAGTTTGCGCAGTTGTATAATGCTATACTTCAGGGTATTGAAGCGGAAAGCCGTAAGTCAGTGACCAGCGGCTCAGGATTAAAACTTAACATTCGGAGCTACTAATGAGCTTTTCAAACTACTTAGAAACTGAACTACTTGATCATGTGTTTGCTAACAACGCATACACATCCCCATCTACTGTTTATGTAGGTTTGTTCACAGCAGCACCCGGCGAGACTGGTGGTGGTACTGAGGTGTCTGGCGGTTCATACGTCCGTAAAGCTGGATCATTCACTGTTTCAGGGAATACAGCAACAACCTCAGCAGCTATAGAGTGGCCTACGGCTACAGCATCATGGGGTACGATTACATCTATCGGTATTTACGATGCTTCAAGTGCTGGTAACTTGCTTGCTTATGCCAACCTAAGCTCAAGCAAAACTATCGCTTCTGGAGACGTATTCCGTATTCCGGCTGGTGATATTGATATCACGCTAGACTGATGTGTATGTAGTTGGGGTTTAATCGCCTCAGCTACACTTTACTCATTCCTTGAGGTAGCTATATGGCAGAGTCTAATTACGGCTCGTTTAATTACGGAGAAGGCAATTTTTCTGCCCCTACGTATGTAGACAGCTCAGGGTCTTCGATTATTGCGAATACGTCAGGTGTTGTAACCTCAGCGCAGCGCATACAGCAGCCTTCTTCAACTGTTAGCGCAAACTCTGCGGCAACAGCAGATTCAGAGAAGATATACCAAGGTGCATCAAGCGTATCAGCCGTATCCGCAAGCACAGCCTCTGCAAACTATACAATAGGTTCTGCAACAGCCACTTCGACAGCTAACACATCGGTTGATGTATTCGGTCAGCGTATCGCTAGGGCTGATTCGATTGTAGAGAGCAGCTCTGGTGTAGTTACAGGCGCAGAGGTTATCAAGCTTGGCTCGACAGCTATCGAAGCGACCTCTGTAATCGATTCTGCGGCGACTTTAATTCAGCAGGGTAGTTCTGCATTTACAAGTACATCGTTGCTTACAGCGGATTCTGAGCGCATACAGACAGGTGTATCGAGCGTCTCTGGTGTGTCTAGTGTTACATCTAGCGGTGTATTGGTTCAACAGGGTTCTGCTTCGGTGCAGTCTGAATCCAATGTTGTATCCATAGGCGAAAGGGTTCATCAGTCTGGATCTACAATAGCATCTAATGCAACATTGACTTCCACATCATCTGTGATAAGGCAAACCTCCGCGAGTATAGATAGTGTTGCTTCTGCTTACGCGGCTGCAGGTATTGTCGTAGAAGGGTCGGGTGTAGTATCTATACTGTCTGTGTTAATTGCCTCGGGTCGTTTAAAATATGAGCCTGCAGAAAAAGATAATGAGACGTGGGTGCCTTTGGATAAGGGTGCTGACATATGGACAAAGCAGCCTCAGGGCGGTGAAATTTGGAGTTAAACCATGGCCGATACAACGACAACTACCTATAGCTTAACCAAGCCCGAAGTCGGTGCATCAGCCGATACGTGGGGAAGCAAACTAAACACTAACCTAGATACTATCGATGATCTGTTGGACGGAACAACGGCGATTAAGCCAAAGGTTACGCAGCTCAAAGAGTCTTACGCTACGTTCACTAGTAGCTCTAACGCAGCTACAGTTGATACATCGCTAGGTACAGTGTTTGCTCATACGCTGACAGAGAACACTACACTGACCTTCTCTAACCCACCTACTACGGGCACAGCCTACGGAATGACCGTGAAGATTGTACAAGATGCAGGTGCTAGTGGTTACACAGTGACATGGCCTGCTAGTGTAGATTGGCCAGCAGCAACAGCTCCAACACTAACGGCTACAGCCAGTGCCGTGGATGTGTTTGTGTTCATTACGCATGATGCTGGCACTACTTGGCTAGGGTTCACAGCGGGGCAGGCATTGGCATGAGTATAGCTAGAAAGTTAAGCAGTATTCAGGCAGGCTCTACAGCGGTAGCGGCTGAAGGTGTTAGCTTTGACGGGACTAATGATTACCTGAGTAGGGCGAGCGATCTGACAGGCAATGCTGATAGTAAGACGTTTACGTTTAGTGCTTGGGTTTACAAAAATGGGACTGGAAATGAGTGTTCGATACTTGCTTCACAAACTTCAAACCAATATAAGTGGGTAATAAGTGACATAGGCAATTCTCTTGAATGTACTTGTAGGAACTCTGGCGGAGTCAACGTTTTAAGTTTTACTTCAACAACAAAAGTACCTTTAAAAACATGGGTGCACATTCTGGTATCAGTTGATCTTACAAATTCTAGTAATAGGTATGTTTATTTTAATGACGCGGCAGCTAGCGTTACATGGTCAACTTATACCGACGATTCTATAGATTTTACACAAGCGACTGGTTCTTATGTAGGATTGTTTTCAAGTAACCCTAAGCACAAAGGCCGACTAGCTCATATCTACCTAGACTACACCTACCGTGACCTAAGCAACTCAGCCAATCGCAGACTCTTCATCACTGATGACCTAAAGCCTGCTGATAACCAAGCCTCACTATCACCTATCCTCTACCTCCCTATGACTGATGCGGATACAGCGGGAGATAATGCAGGTACGGGTGGGGACTTCACTATCAATGGAACACTGGATACAGCTCAGCGTGGGCCTAATCAGTGGAACTGTGTGGCGAGTGAGTGTACGACTGGTGACAATATGGTGAACTCTGGGGTGGCTAATCAAACAGCAACACATCTTACCTTTAGTTGTACTTTGAAGTCAGGACTCACTGCTCAAATCATACCTTTATGGACTGACAACCCTTCTACGGGCGAAAATATCCAGTTTATTAGCGTTTTAAACACGGGAGAACTGCGAGTTTATATTTACGACCGAACAAGTGCTCAAGTGGTAAATAGATTTTCTGCTGACGAGCTTCTTCCCGCAGGCAAAAATGTCAGCGTACAAGTCCAGATTGACTCCGCTACTCAAAGCGGGAATAAAATAATAGTCAATGGAGTTGAGCAGTCAGTAACTTTCACTACTTTTATTAGTCAGGCCGATTACGATATACGCCAACCTTGGAAAGTGGGGAATTCGACCACTGATGCTTTTTACGGTGAGGTGTGGTGCGACACCACCTACATCGACCTATCAACCAACAATCCCTTCTGGGACGCAGACGCTAACCGTCCCAAATCTGTACGCCAAGTAATAGCAGAGACAGGCAACACACCACTCATTGCTATGCCTATTGAAGCAAGTAACGCAGGGCTTAACCTTGGCACTGGCGGCAACTTCACAGTGAATAGTGGGCCATTTGTAGGTGCTAGAGGGGCTAGTGAGTATTGGGCTAGGAGTGCAGCTAATAAGGTATCAACAAGTGTAAACACTAACTTTTTGTCGGCAGCTTTATCTGGGACTGCTACACAGTTCACGTTTGTTTTATTTGCTAAACATACAGGTGGAACACCATTAACAGAGGCAGTCACTCAAATAGGCGGTGACTCCCTTACGTCTGGGTTAAACTTTCATACAAACTCAGGGAGGGCCGCTAGAATACTATATCAAGGAACGGATTTAACGTTGAGTGGTGTGCTAGTTGAGGATGTACATGTCCCAGTATTCGTTAGTTGGGATGGCACAAACTTATACGCAAGATCTGGATCTGTAGTAAGCACCGGGACGAATTCTACAGTATTAGATATAGGTTCATTTACAACTTATATATTTCAAAGTCATTATAATTATGACTTTGAAGGTGAAATTGGTTTTTATTATTTTTCGACCGACTACGTTGACTTCTCAGTAGAAGCCAACCGTAACATGTTCGTTGACCAGCTTGGCTACCCTAAAGACTTAACCCCTGCCATTGAAGCTGGCGATATACCAACACCACTCATCTACATGAAGTTCGATGACCCTGATGCTTTGGGTACTAACTCAGGTACAGGTGGTGACTTCACAGTTAATGGTACAGTTGTATCAGGCAGCGACGTAGACCCTAACGCATAAGGAGAATCCAATGCGATATGTAAAAGCAAGCGGTAACACAGTCGAGAAATTTCCATACTCAATCGGCTTACTGCGAAAAGAAAACCCTAATACATCATTCCCTAAGCGTATGAGTGATTCTGCTCTAGCAAACTGGGGAGTGTATCCAGTAACAGAAGCACCTGATCCTGCTTACGATGATGTGACTCAGCGTGTTGTGATTGACTCACACCCTACGCTAG